CGCCGACGCTCGCAACTGCTCCCACCTGTGCGTTCGGTACCGGGTACGATTCCTGCGTACCACTGGTCGTGGTAGGCTGGGCATTGTACGAGATTGCAGTCACAGACCCTGCGATTGACTGGAAAGTGCCAGCCAAGTCAAACAGAGATGCAGTGACAGCAACGGTAGCCGAAACACCTGCGGAGATGCTGTTGGCGACGGATAATTTGACCTTGTAGGTGTTGTTTCCACCGACAAGAGTCCCTGAAGGAGTCTCAGGATTTGCGTTCGTGACGCCGATCCCAGACAACTTCATGAAGAGAGCTTTCCCAATCCCGTTAGTCGGCAAAGGGTAAGATTCTTGTGTATCTGCCATGTTGATGTCCTTTCTTGCTAAGAAGCTGGGCGGACTTACCATCCCGGTTATGGTCTTTTCGACTATAGCTCCGAGAATGCCGCCCAAATTCAATTAGCTGATGGCGCTTGCCGCGTCGATCTGGCGCATGCGGATCGTAGTGTCCGGGCCGAGCGACGTGGTGAAGTGCACACGGTAGGAGGTCCATCCGGGGATGAGGCCTTCTGGATCAGCAACGCTGGGCTCAACGTTCTGTTTGATGTTGCACTTAATGTTCTGCCATTCGCCGTCACCGAAGCCGGTGTCACCCTGCGCTCCGAGGTTGATGGAGTACAAACCATCACGCCCGAAGATATAGGTGCGGAGAGCGGTCAGGCCAGCCACGCCCTGATAGGTCGGAGTCGTGGTGATCTGGTTGGTCTGGAAGAAGTGCACGCCAGAGGCGGGCAACTCAATCACTTCGGTCAGATCGACCGAGACCAACTCTTCCATGCGAGCCAGACCCACGGGGGTGTGCTTCAACATGTCGAGCGGGCTATCGTTGCTGTTGTCAGCCAGCACGTCGCCAAGAGCGAACGGGTGAATACTGTGTGTTTGGGTTTTAAGACTTTGTCAGAACCTTGTTACAAATTTCTGACGGTCTCCTGTGTCACCACAGGATCGCTCTCACAGTCGCCTGTGAGGTCGGGCTCTCTCTTCAACGTTACGCTGGGTAGCGTTACGTCGTCTAGCATATTAGTCTCTACGGATTTTTGATTGTGCAAAACCTGCATTTCCTGAAACATTGCTTCTCGCAACGCAGGATTATTTATGTTTTGCATTCTAACGAACTTAAGCAAGAGCACTGCTTGTGCGCGCTTTTCCAACAAATATGGAAGCACGGCCAACAGAAACTTTTCTCTGCTTGCGTTCGTAGTAAGAACCCATTTGTAGCACGGCTTCTTCCCACCGTTTTTTACTGCGTAGAACGCCCCGCCGCACAGTTCCACCAATAACTTCATTAGCGGTTTATACGTATTCGTTACGCCTACGTTTGCAGTATAGTGAAAAGAATAAGAACCGTTGCTGTTATCGGGCCTTTTGGTTTTACCAATTGTAAGGTGTCCCTCGCCATCAACGATTCCGGCGATATAAGCAAATCGAGTTTTCTTCAATCAAATCTTTCCTCGGTATTGTCTGATTGTATCAGAGTTCCACCGATATAGCTAGATTTTTAATGTGGAGCTATTCATTATGCCGCTGCGGCAAATGCTTTGCTAACCCCACAGAATGCCTTGGACGCTTCGTCGAAGGGCCGAACCGAGCGACCGGCCAGAGACTGGACGGAGTTTCGGATTTGGCTCAAGGACAGAGCGGTGAAGCTGGAGGTGCTGGAAGCACCCAGTTCCACAAGCACGCTGGAGTCGATAGCGGACGCGCCGTCAGCGGTCGCACGGACCAGAGCGGAAAGACTCTCGCCGAGTCTGTAGCTCATCTCTTTGGCTACGTTTTCGACAGTATTGTCGATTGCGGTAGCGAGGGAAAGTGAGCTAAAGTTAGCGTAATCAGCATATTCGCCAATCACCGCAGTGGTGTTCAGAACACTGACAGGGATGGAAGTGCCGACAGTACCTTCAACCGTGGTGGCCGTGTTAGCCGCCAAGGGGACGTACATGAACATTTCATATTGATTTCCGCTTTTCATCGGAAGATCAAGACGCTCCGAGCAAGCTACGAAGGGGGTTTGGGCCTTGAGATTTTCTCGGAATTTTTTGTCATACAAATGTGTTTTGGAATTAAAGAATCGGAAGCCGTTTAGGACAAACGGGCTACTTCATCTCCCTGTGTTCTCACAGGGTCGCTCTCACAATCGCTTGTGAGTTCGGACTGTATCATCGACTCAGGTGAGCCGCTTGGCGTATCAGTCTCTACGGAGGGTTCGCTTTTATTGAGGGAACGGCACTGCTCAACCAACTTCTTGCGTGCTTCGGGGTCTTTTACATTATCCCCGAGGCGAATAAACTCAAGAGCCAGTTTAGCCTGTTCGCGTTTGATTACCATATACGGTAACACGCCAAGCAACAACTGTTCACGGTTGGCTTTCCCCGAAGGGTGCCAAGCATACTGAGTCTTCACAGATAGTTTGGTTTTTGAACGAACATAATAAACGCCGCCGAAACAGGCAACGAGCCACTTCATCAGCCTAACGGAAGTTCCGTAGATGATGACTTGCAACCCAAAATGCTGCCAGCCTTTGTCGTTCTTTATTTCGTGCAAACAGATAGTTCCTTCACCGTCAAGAATTCCGGCCAGATACGACCACTTTGTCTTGTCAGTTTGGTACATGCGACCTTTCCTCGGGATTGTCTGATTCTATCAGATGTTCCCCGATTTAGTCAAGTTTTAGAAGTACCATGTTGTTAATACTTCACAGTCGATTGCGGGAGGTTCGACTGGCCGTTAATTGCTGGAGAATATCCAGTCATATTATTTGCCATTTCTGCTGATCTTCATCTCCCAAAGAAGGTCAACGAACGTTCTTTATCTGCTGCGCCGTAGAGCAGCATGATCTGCCGCGATTTTGGCTTCACAAGCATCACACCATTCAGGAAATCCGTTTCCGGTACCTAAAATGCGCTTCTGCCGCTTATCCTCTTCGAGATAGTGTTTAAACATCTCGCTTGGCATATTTTGGTATGCCGCATCGCGTTGGAACGTCTTTACTACACCTGTTGGTTTCCCTGCACCATCTTTGAAGATGTGTCGATAGTCGAACGCATCTAAAATAGATTTTGCAGCGGTTTCACCTTCGCTGATTGAATCAGCACTTGAAAGTCCAGAAGAAATCTGGGCAACAGGTCGCTTTTCTTGCGGTGGCGTCACGTCGCTAATTCGAGCGGGCTCGACCACTGGCACCTGCGTATTCGGTGCCGTCTTTTCCTCACGCATACTAGGAGCCTCTGTTGCCAATTCGGGCACAGCAAGCTGATTTGCAGAAGTGATGAGTCCGCTTTCGCGAAGAACGTCATACGCCTTCTGATAATTCCTTACATCGGTTGGATCAAGGCCGCGCCGACTGACATAGCCAACCACCTTCATGGCGTTATCTTTCGACGGGACGTAATCTCGATTTCTATTCTTGAAACTTTCGAGTGCCAGCAAAACGCTGTTCTCGAAGTTTTGTCGCACAAGGTTGTTGGTCACCTGACGGTCGTCGTCTCGATCCAACATATATTGTGCCTGCGCAGCGGTTGCGATGTCTTGTTTTTTCTCTTCCCATGCAGCGCGCTCTTCGGCTGTCAACACGGGGCGCATCGCCAGTTCTCCCTGAACAGTGGCGTCTGCCGGAACCTCTACGCTGTTCAAAATTTTTTCTTCACTCAACTCTTGCCATTTGCGACGACCATGCATATTGGACTGCGTCAGCTTGTCAATCAACTCTTCGGAGGTGCGATACTTGAATCTCTGCAATCCGCCGATGGGCCTGCCGTCTTTGTCGGTTGGTTGGTACTCGTGAACCTTTTCTGGCAACTCAACGACTGGCACAATTACAGGCGCTGGCGCTAAAACTTCCGCTGGCGGTTCGAGAACAGCCACTGCGGGCGAGTTGGGAAGGTCATCAAAAGACGGATCAAATCCGCCCTCGGCCTTGCGTGTGCTGAGCTGCGCGCGGTCGCGAGCGCTAGCAGTCCCTGTAGGAACGGCGGTGCGTGCAACGGGCTGCTCAGTCCCAGCGTCAACGAACACTCGGAACTCTGGGTCATTGATAAGTGCGTCTTTGTACTGCTCGCTGGTCATTTTATTGACTTGATCGTTTGTATAGGTTGCCATGATTACCGACCCTCCTCTAAGTCGTCATCCTCTTCGATGTAAGCCACGTCGCCCAATAAATTTGGGAGACCTGCTGTCATGTGCTCGATTTCGTCCATCTCTAAGCCCAGAGCAGATTCTTGCGGCTTGGTCTTTCGCATTTCTCCCAAGAGCGCGCACTCTGATCCAACACGGGTGAGTAGTTGGGTAACAACAACGCTTGCTGACCGAGACAGCGAATGCTTCGCCATCACGTCTTTGGGATTGGCGTGATCCGCGTTGTCCAAATCAACCCTAAATTGCTCGACGACGGACAAGCAAATTTTGTGAACGACTTGCCATCCCTTGCTGTTATACATCATAGCAAGGTCAGAGCGCTCAACAGGGGTAAGCTCAAAATCTGGATCGATCATATTCTCCTCCCAGAGAAACAGCGGGAGATACAGCAGGATATGCTGCTACATCTCCCCGTCTATTCGACTGTGTCTGTTTCGGCACTTCCTTCAAGTCCTCCAGCACTAGGTTCCCCGAGTGTCGCCTCTGACATGGCAGAGTTTCTAAATGATTCTCTTACAATGTCGCGCTGTACGCGCGCCTGATTGTCTTGATCCGCTTGCTGACTCTTTAGCTGGGCCTTCTGTGTGTTCAATTGTTGCTGCCCTGCCAATTTTCCATTGGCTTGCGCTGCAGCCGATTTCTGCTGCTGCGCCTGCTTCATTTCTGGAGTCAACTTCTTGATGATGTCGTTGCGGTTCTTCCATTCCGACGCTTCCATCCACATGCTCAAGATTGGCTTGAAATCAATGTACTCCCCGTTTATCTCGGCCAAGTTCTGCTGGATTTGCGGGTTTTCAAAGATTTGGGTGATAAGCGTCAAAGACTGAGCCATGATTCTCTTGGCCGAAAGACTTGCGCCAGCGAGAACTTCGAACTCCATCTTCCCTTCGTGGTATCTAGCCAGATCGAGCTGGTATGCTTTGCCCAACTCTTCGCCGCAGATAAATTTAATCTCGGAGTCAGCGATGTACTCAAATACCAAATCGTCCAAGATGTAAAGGAACGGTTGGAACACCTGCTCAATGAAGTTGTCCAGCGGTCCGTCGAGTCTGGTAGCGGAGGCCGCTCCCAATTGCGAAGCGCCTGCAGCCGTTCGGCCCATCGAACTACGAGGACCAGCACTGCTGCCTTGCACCAGTTGCGCGTCTGCGCCTGAACTCGACTCAGTAGCCTTTTCGGACTCACTGAGTGCTGACCAAACTTCGGTCGGAACCTTCGGCTGTTCAAGGATGCCGTACGCATCGCTGACTGGACGACCTTCTTTCACATCGACTGTGAGAATGCGTCCGACGCCTGTACGAATCATTTGAGTTGGCGTATTTGCATCGCGCCGCCGCAAATAAATCGGATTGACTCCGAAGGACAGAATCTTTAGGATAGCGTTAATCGTTCCTTGGTCAACACGTTGGTTCTGACCAACGATGAGTCCGAGACCCATTCCGTAGAATGCTTTCGGACGATTCCACCAATTGGCGGAAAGGAACGGAATAGGATTTTGGAAACCTGCTACTGCGAACGGGTTCTTCCCAGAATACACCGCCTTTCGGCGGTCTAGGACCATGATCTTGCGACCCTTGTCCCAATATTCCAAAACTTCCATCTTCTTGCGAAGCAAGTCTGGAGTTACGTTCTGTGAATCAGGCAGAGAGTGATGGACAATTTCTGTGACGTGCGTCGATGAATCTGACATCAACTCCACGGCCCCCTGTTCAACAGGCGGCATCCATAACTGCTTCAGGTCTTCGTCGGTGCCCTTGCCGGGCCACGACCAACCTTTGCGTTCTTCAGAATCTTCAGGCAAGCCTTCAATGGCCTGCTTAATCACTAGCAACTCATAGAAATCGAGATTGCGAATGTCTACTATC